TCTGCGGACATACTTGCTTACATATTTAACTTATCATTCCTTTAAGTGATTTTTGCAGACATATCTGTTCGCAGATATCACATATCGTTCGTTTAAGGGAACAATAATACCTTAAAAGGAACGATAAGGTAAATCTGCATGCAAGACCATTTCCGCCATTTTGCACCTCCTTATTATTGAGATAGTTTTTTTCATATATCAAATGTATTTTCCCCCGAATATATCGGTGTTCCGTTAAAAGACCTTTAAGGCAAATCTGCCGACAAGTGTGTATGCATAATTTAAGTAGGGTTCTTCTTATCCTTCTTTTTCCACGCTGACCTCTGTGAGGGTTTCGCCATCTGTGAGTTCCTCCTCGGGTTCTTCTTACCATCGTTCTTACTCTTCTTTTTAGGGTCTTTGTAGTTCTCAAAGACATTTTTAGGATTGATTTTCTCTGCTTTTTCTACTCCCGTCAAGATATCAAATTGTTGCAGGTTTGCTCCGTAGTCTAATATCGTATTAGGATTAGATGTTATATGATTGACCTTGACCTTCTTTGCTTTCGGGTCGTTCTTCCTCTTACCCTTGTTGATTTCATACTTCATTTATATTATTAAAAATATTTTATATCATCCTATTATAAAATGAGTTTATTAGTGTTATCAAATACGCAGGAGCAGTATGACGAGAAAGACGCTGACGATAAAGACATCCGTATATCTACAAGGACAGGGATACAGAAACCAGAGCATTTCATTAACCGATTGACTAACGCTCATATTATTCCCCCTAATTCTCGTATTGCCGTCCAGTCTTGTAAGATTAAGAGGGATAATGAGTTTTTAGTCAAAGATGGAACAACCTTCGGTCTGTATCTCGGGCGACCTCTCACCGATACTACCGAGTTATCTATTGATGATAGTGAAAGTGCTATTCTACCTGTTGTATTAAAGGGTGGTTATTACTCTCATTCAGCACTCGCGAAGGAAATTAATAATGCGATTAACAGAAATATAAGTCATCCCGCATATTACAAAGGAGGGTCAGTTGTCCCTAAATATAATGATACTACGGGTGCGTGGGAAGGTTTTGATATAAAGTTCTCTACACAAGACAACGAACGCCTTACCTCGGGTCTTTCAGACGGATGGGAAGCGGTAGGATTAACCGATGCTGATGCTGTCGCAGTATCCTCCGTAGTAGATACAAGCACCACACTTACAAGAGAGAGTGCCGATGGGTCAGTTCAGGATGGTAAGTTCATCAATAGAAAGTTCCCTCTCGGTCATAACAGAGCGAAATTAACTATTGACTTGTTCCATACTACGGCACTTGGGGGAGGCACTTGGAAGGGATATGATTACCCTTGCGAGTTCTCACTTGTAAGACCTTATACACCCTCCTATTTCTCACCCAGCGATACTATCAATTTGTCCGATATCAAGATATCGTGGGATGGAACTAACCTTAAACTCTTTACATCGGGTAAAGTAGATGATGGATTTAGTGAAGAACTAACTACACACGAGATATCTTATGGATATGGAAGCACATTCCCACAAGCGATTACCTCAACCGATATGTTTGTCCCTGTCGGTGAAACAGGAGCAAGTGAGGGTTTCATAGGAAAGTTTGATATAGAAATACACGGAGAAGGAATGAAAATAAATATATATGAGGTAGATGCTGGTGGAACTGAAAGAGGAACTACTTGCATTATGGATACTACACAGACAGGTAGCGGTTTAAAACACGCTACCGATAGTATCGTCACCCCTCTCTGTGCGACTAAATGGTATCTGTGCCCCGAGGTCGGTATGGAAAAAGAAGACCACGAAGTCGTCTTCAGCAGATATGATACCTACCCGAAGCAACTACCACTCGCACAGACCATAAGTTATAAAGAAAATCAAGGTCTTTTAGACTGGGTCAAGATATCACAAGAAGTAGATTTAAGAGATAGTCAAGCAGTCCCTCCTACACAAGAAGAGCATTATACACTACTCGCTACTCAAAATGAAGCACCTGCATATGAAGTCGCAGTAGTCCTCACACCAGAGGAAACCCCCGACACATCTATCGTGGGTGAGTATCAATCTACTTTTCCTAATAATAATGTAGATATCCTACTCGGTTTTAAGAACATACCCTTTGTATCGTCGTTTGATGATGTTTATGCTACAACTACAAGACGCGATTTATCTACTACGCAGTCGCCTCCGTCCGCTGGAACTATCTTTACCTCGCTGGAAGCACCGAAGGAACAAGGTGGTAGTCTGTTTATTAAGTGTCCTTCCTTTACAGCGAAGAACCTAAACTATAATAAGACATTACCTACTCAAATCCTACAACATATCCCCGCATTCACCGATGGCGATAGAGCATCAGGTAATATGTGGTGGGAAGCAAAACAACTCGTATATACAAGACTACAAAATAGCGAACCTATCACTATGAATGATATTGAGATTATCCTATGTGATAAGAATGAAAAACCAGTCAAAGATTTAGTAGGTGAAACTATCATATGCTTACATATTGACCGAGAAGATGCGGGAAGTAATTAAGCGTCAGCAACCGATATCGGTAAGAAATAGATAAGTATAGAAGAATAGACGAAAGATAGAAAATATCTCTCTATTTTTTTTCTATCTTCTATTATAAAAGATGGATATTGATGTTAAGATGCCTCCTGCCCCCGAACCCGCACCTGCACCCGCGTCGCGAAGCACAGAAGAGATAGAAGAAGTCAAAGAAATACTAAATGAAGAAGATATAGAAATAGAAGAAGAGGAAGAAATAGAAGAAAAAGAGATAATCCCCGATGAAGAGGTATTCGCAGACGCTCCTAAAATCAGTAAAGTTAAGAAGAAGTGTAGTCAAAAGCAATTAGACCACCTCGCGAAGATACGAGCAAAAGCACTCGCTAAAAAGAAAGAGAACCAAGAGTTTCGTAAAGCACAGAAGGAGAAACAGAAGAGATTTTTAGATGCAGAGAGAAAGAAAGAGAAACCGAAACCGAGACAGAAAAAGGTAGTCAAAGTCTCTCGCCGAAAAGCAAGAACACCCAGTCCCGAAGTAGTCTATGAAACAGAGAGTAGTGAAGAGGAATACTATGAACCACCTAAAAAACAACAGCAACCCGTTATCTTTCATAACCTCACAGCATCACAGATAAGACAATTACAATATGACGCTATTAATGGGTATGATACATTACGGAAGCAGAGGAAAGAAGAGAAGAGACAAGCACAGCAACAACAAGCATATCATCATCAAGTTCAGCAACCCGATAATGACCCGTGGGCGGTCTGTTTTCAGTAATTCACCGATAATATCTTTTTTTATAACACTCATATATAAATGAGTTTTAGAGGAACTGCGAGGGCAGGAACTTATGGAGGGCGTAGATTTAAAGAGCGTATAGGCATCAAGAAAGAACTACTAAAAGAAAGAGAGAAGGCGAAGGCGAAGGCACTTCGGGATATGAAGAAACCTCAACTACGGATGCCGATGGAAGAAGCATTCCCTCTACCTCCAACACACGACTTAATTACAGATGTATATACTGATTTTACAGGTGATACACCACAAAGAGTAGGTATGGAGTATCAGTTCGCTCCTACACCAGCACAAGCAACAGGTATTAATCCTCCTAAACGCTTCCAGAATGAAGTAGTAGATTTTTATAAGGCAGACAGAGGTGAGAGTGTATTAGGATACAAAGATGACCTCATAAGACAGGCAGACTTTTACTCTCAACCACAAGGAGAGGTAGGATTAGCACCACGAAGACCTGACCCGAGTAAAGTAAGACAAATACAGAGAACCGCTATTACAAGTTTTCCTCGGGATGATACCGATACTTATAATCGGGTAATGGCGGAGATTGATGAAGAGTTTAACCTACGAGACGAGCAATTCTATCAAGAACAAGAACAGAGAAAACTACAAGAGAAAGCAATAGAGCGAGAGTTTAGGGATAGAATGGAAGAAAAGAAACGATTAGAAGATATGGAATATGATGATTATGACCCTTCTTTAAGTGAAGGCAAAGCACCTATGAGTGAAATAAAAGATAGTGAAGGTAATGTCGTAGGATATGAAGCAGGAACAGGTGATATACAGAGAACAGGTCGTAGTATGTTAGATAATCCATCAGGTATTCCCGAAACAGCAGAGGAAATTGATGAGGAAGCAGAGGACGAAGAGATTGATAGAATGTTAAGAGAAGAAGAGGAACAAGCAGAGAGAGATAGGGCACAGAGACTTTCAGGTCGCCGACCTAAAAAAGACCTCGCCAAAGAGTTAGAGCGTCTCTCCAAAGCAAGAGGTAAGAAGGTCGCCCGACAAAACATAGATAGGTCTAAACCAGCAGGAGAAAAAGATAACACGAATGTCTTATTTATCAAAGATAAGCGTGGTGTCGGTATGTTAAAGAAATCTACATTAGACCTCGGTGCTGAACCGACATCTACTAAACAAGAGCGTAGGGATAGATTAATTAAAGAAGGTAAGATACATCAAGTCGTATTAGATGATACAAAGAAAGGTCAAATCGCCTCTATCAAACCTACGGCAAAGGGCACTAAATCTACCATATATAGCAGAGAACCTCTGTATGCGAAAGGTAGAACCCGTCCCTTCGGTTTAGAAGATAAGGGTGTCTTTGTAGAGAAGCGAGTTAAGGTAAATATTGATAAAGATGGTAATGAAATAGAGAAGAAAGACCTTAAAAAATATGGTAAGAACGCCACAGAGAGAAAGAAGGCGGGTGTTAAAGAGAAAATTAAAGTCGTTAGAACACAAGAAGGTCTTGACCTCGCGGGAGCAGGAGCATTAGACATTTATAAGGAAGGTAAGAAGAAAGCGACGAAACGCAGAGAAGCAGAGACAAAACACGCTCTCTATGTTAAAAAGCGTCTGGAAGATGACCCTGAATATAAACCGACAGGTATAAGACCCGAAGAATATGTGAGCGAACCACAGACACTCTCATTTATGCAAGACCCGAGACAACGAGACCAAAGTGTATCGGCAATAAATTACACAGGTATATCACAGATAGCACCTCTGGGATATCGTCCTCTGTCTTACGCAGGAGGGGAAGTGCCGACAGGTATGAAGTTAGATGAGTTATTTTTAGAAGATGAGGCGATGCGTATGAAGGTTCAGGAGGAAATGGGTGAGAAGAAGATAAAAAGAGAAGAGAAGAGACGGAGAGACCGCTATGGACGATGGACTGCTGACCCTATCCCAAGAGCACCGACAGAGGTTATCGGTGGAAAGGATGAGAGTATGGAAGGTTTTAAAGCATTTGTTAAGAAACATAAGAAGAAGAAGAAGAAGGTAAGCAAAATATCACCACAGGAAGCGATGATTAATAAGGGAAGATACATTTATGATAAAGAATTAGGTAAATTGATAGAAGTGCCGACAGGAACTACTTATGACCCTGTATCACAGGGTTTTACACCCGCGTCGCCCCGATAAATATTATATTATAAGTAAGTATATATGCAAGAAGCAGACGAAGAAACACCGAAGTTTGTGGATATCCCGAAGATATTAAAAGTCCAAGACCCTCCCCGAGAAAAGATGAAACCACTTCATCCACATTTACCACAACCTCCCGCTCTTATGTTGATGATATCACCGATTAGAACAGGGAAATCAACGATTATTAATAATTTATTACTGAACTCTTCATTCTACGGACAAGACTTCTTTGATGAAGTGATGGTCGTATCACCGACCATTTATAACGACAAAACCTCTCGGTTTTTAAAGAAAGCGTTTGATTGTTATGATGAGTATGATGATGCTATAATTGATGGTCTCATAGAGAAACAAGAGAGTTATGAAGACCCACAAGAAAGACCTGATATCGCATTAATTTTAGATGATGTTATCGGTGTAATACGCAGAGAAGCGAAGGTCAATCACCTTGCCTCTCGTTTCCGTCATTACAATATAAAACTCCTACTTATGTCCTGTCAGAACTATCGTAAGGTAAGTCCTATCATTAGAAGTAATTGCACTAATATGATAATCGGTAGTCCTTTCCCTAATATGAAAGAACTTCATAAGATAGCAGAGGAAATAGGCGACCAGTTCTCGGGAGCAGATAACTTTTTAAAGATATACTACAAAGCAACTCCTAATAAATATGACTTTTTGTATCTTGATTTACAGAGTAATCCTCCGTTAGCATACCGAAACTTTGATGAAGTGATAGCGGTAGGAGGACAACACAGAGAAGAAGCGATGTCGTCGGGGCAGTTCGGCGATGTATCCGCTCACTTACCCCAAGGTGCAACCCAACAATATTAATTTATATGTCGTAATATAAATGACTTTGACGAATAAGGAGAAATATAACAAGAAGTATGGATTTCCAGCAGGAACATCTCATAGTAGAGCATCTATATCAAGAAAAACAGGTATATCGTTATCTACACTAAACTCTGTATATAAGAGAGGCGTGGGTGCACGCAAGAGCAATCCACAGAGCGTCCGTAGAGCGAGTGATGGTAAGAAGGTCGGTGGGTCTTCATTAGCGGGTAAAATGTCGGGAGCACAATGGGGTCAGGCACGAGTATATTCGTATGTAATGAAAGGTAAGACATATCATACCGCAGACGCCGATTTAAGAAAGAAAAAGAAGAAAAAATAATATAACCATCATTTATAAATGGATTTAGGACGAGCAGGTGAGATATCAGCAAATCAAGGGATATACAACCTGACGGCACAATTTAATCAACACGCCCAGCAAGATAACAAGGATGTTATTAAGAACTATTCTAACCAGATGGAACTTATCGGGGCAAAGGAGAAAGTCGGTCAAGTCAAGGGAGATGTTGATGAGGGGAAGGGTGTATATGAAACATTAAGTAAGACCGCTAAAATAGGAAGTAATGCTATCAATTTTGATAGTGAGATGGCGGGTTTCGGTAAGGGTTCAGGTGTATCAGGTTATCTCAATCCTTTCACACAGAAACAGATATTTAAATCTCAATTACAACAAGGTAAGGCAACGATAAAACAAGCACTTAACAAACCTACCATAGATTTAAATGACCCGAAGGCGATGGGATTACAGAGAGTAGATGAAAGTGGAGCAGTTGTCCCTGCTACGGCAAATACTCCTATCAAGGCAGATATGTTAAAAGAGGGGTCGCCAGAGTTAGAAGCGTCAAGTGAGACTGCGAAGGCATCAGGAGGAGTTATAAGTGATGTCGTAGGTGGTGCGACCGAAACAAAAGGAGTGGCGAAATCACTTATCGGTAAAATCGGGTCAGGTATAAGTGATATGCCTATAAAACAATTAGGAGCAATCGCAGATATAGGTAGTAAAGGTATCGGTATGTATGGTGCGGTCTCGGGTATCGCCGACCTTGCTTCGGGACACGCAGACAGCATAGAGAAGGCAAAAGATATCGGTGATATTGTATCGGGTGGTTTAGATACATTATCTATGGCGATGCCCGTTCTCGCCCCGATTGCTGGGATTTCGTCTGTAATTAGTGGTATAATGGATATTACAGATGAAGCAAAAGAGACAGCGAAGAAGAAAGCGACAGCGAAAGCACAAGAGGTAGGCGGTATGCAGGAGGGTCTCAAAGGAGTATCGTTATCAAGTGCGGGACAAGTCGCTTCTACACAAGTTTCATCAAATTAAGATGTTTTTTATCTTTTTTTTTTTATATTTCTCATAATATAAAATGAGTTTCTGGTCTGCCGATGAAAAAGTCCCCGTTCAGCAAACGCGAGTAAGTATCCCCGCCGAGAATGGTTTAGATTACATACAGGGACAGAAGATTAACCTTCATATCCCACCGACGATTAAATACTTCCAACCGAAAGAGAGTTATTTAAGAATGGATGTAGAGTTAGATAGTTCGTGGTTAGACCATCCCTGCAAACTACATCTTGACGATACCATAGGTGCACAGGTGCTTATCCGTGATATTCGTATTCACTCTGGCGGGTCGGGTGCCGTCTTGTTAGAAGAGATACAAAATTATAATGTCCTTACTGCTGTAAAGTATGATTATGAAAGTAATGATGCTATCCGTAATAAGAGGGCGATGACCGAAGGGTCGCTCGTCTATAATCCCGAACAGAGAGGCACCAGCGGAACATCCAAGACGCCTAATGGTAATACAAGGAGAAATCCTTTCTATAATCCCTATGGTGTAGCAACAGAGAACAACCAGACTGACGGAAAGGCGGTGACCCTCGCAGATGATAAGAACTGGGGTAGCGACCCTGATAAAGAAGGATTTAATTTAGTTAAAGTCCTACTACCACTCAATACAGGTATCTTCCAGTCTCCCAAAGTCTTCCCTACTCTACTTACCGAAGGTTTAAGATTAGAGATTATATTAGAAGATGCGAAACGAGTATATCGTATGCCTGATACACTCGCAATCCATCGTCGTAAGAACTATGGTCTTCGTTTCCACTCTATCACGGGTAAAGATGATGACCGAGATGCCGATGGTGGTTCGTGGTTTAATGATACCGATAGTTCGGGTGCCTCCCAACCCACCGATACAAATGCTCTGTTTTTTACAAGAGATAATAACCAAATTAATCTACAAAATTGTCCTGTGGTTATCGGTCAAAAGATACAATTAGCAAGAGGCGAGGACTATGATGACCTCCCATCTCAACCTGCTCGTGTTAAGACGGATAATGAAATGATAGTCAAAGACATAGAGTTTAAAGACGCAACTGGCGTCACAGACCAAGAAGGAGGCGAGTATGGATTGTTAAAGATTACATTAACCCAAACCTGCACACGCAAGAAACTAACTGGTTCAGGGGTGACGGATGCTCGGGTAAATACCGAGGTAAATAGCGACTGGTTTTTAGTAGATGATAGTGTCCGTGATAGTAAAACAACTGGAACTGAACTCGGTAATGCTCCTACAAGCGACCTCGTCCCTAAATACAAGGTCAAGAATGTAGAGATGATACTACAAACTCTCACTATGCCCCAAGGATACACACAGAAACTAATGAGTATGATGGGGACGGGAGGTGCTATGAACTATGATTTCTTGTCTTACACGAATTACAAGTTTTCACAGAACAAAGCAGACAGAGTAGCAAATATAAGACTTCCTCTTAATCAAACAAAAGCAAAATCTATCCTCTGTGTTCCTACCGATGCCTCTGTATATTCCGCTCGTAAGCATCTCTGTTTAGATGATGATAGTAGATTAGATGATGCTGGATATACCTACGCAGGGACTTACCAAACCACCTACCCAGATGCGGAGATACCCGAAGCATATACCTATGTAGATATCGTAGATTTAGATGGTAGTGAAGACCAAGGCGATGTTATGGTCGCTTCTAATAGGTCAGGTTTAGTCGGTGTATGGGATGAATTAAGTGATTATCAGTTGTTCTACAACGGACAACTCAATCCATCTCGTAAGGTAGAGTGTGATAAAATCTCTGTTCGTTCCTCGGTTCAGCAACAACCTCTCATAGAGTTAGAAAAGGCACTCGCTATGGCGGGTATCCAACCGCTATCCTTCACCAAGTTTAGGGAGAACTGCGTAATCGGTAGAGCACTCGCCTTACAGCAAGGCGTATATAATACCGCAGGTAGAGACTTTAACCTACAAGTTAATTATCAACTACCCGTCGCTCCTGTGAAACCGAAACTATGGAATAACTATGTCGCTCATATTAGACGATTAGTGGTTCAGGGCAATCAAGTCGGCATTCAGGTATAAGCATAGCAATCTACGATAAGCGAAGCGATACATTTTCTCGTAATTTTATTTTTTTATTAATAATGATATCTAACTATCATTATAAAATGTCTCAACCTACGACCAATCTACATATTACTCCCAGTAATGTATTAAGTGATGGTAAAGTATCGTATCGTGCGGGTAATCCAGTTATCCAGTTTATTATCGGGGAACAGCAGAGAGCACTATTAGGTCAATCTGTTAGGTTCTGTGGTAAGTTCTCTGTATTTAAGGGCGATGGTTCTACACCTCTAACCACCGATACAATTAATATTAACCCTCGTCTCGGTGCTTACTCTATGATAGACCAGATTGTTATTCGGTCTCAACGCTCTCACGCAGTCATAGAACATATTAGACATTTCGGTAGAATGATGGCGTCCTTCGTGCCTTACTCATCTAATCTACAAGACCTCGTCGGGCATATGGGAGAAACTCACCTAACTATGCCGAACCCTACTCTAATGAAGAAGTCTGTTGTCGGTATCCCGTCTAACAAACAAACTGCTAATAGTTTCTGTATGCATCTACCTTGTGGTCTGTTTAATGGGACACAAGCAATTCCTCTTGATATGACGGGAGGTCTTCTTGTAGAACTTCACCTCTCCCCTGATAGTAATGTCTTGTTTAATGATGATGGGTCGCAGACTACGAACACCGATGCTTTCTATGAGATGAAAGATGTATTCCTCTGTGCCGAAGCAGTAGATACACCGCCGAGTATGACTGCTTCTACTTTTGAGTATAACTCGGTATCTTCTTACTTCGCTACTATTAATAGCACTAACGCGATTATCAACTTTAATCTCGGTTTAAGTAATGTCTTGTCTGTATTTGCTAATCTTATCCCTGCGAAGTATATTAACAATATCGGGTTTGATGGTATGCAGACGCTTCCTCCTCTAAACAAAGACGGGTCAAAGGCAGATGTAAAACAACTCATCTTTACAAGAGGAGGAGAGAAATACCCATTAGAATACAATATTGATACATCACAGAAAGACGATGATAGGTTCCCTCAATATGACCCACAGATACAGAGAGAAGGAGCATCAGCAGTCAGGAAGTTTAGTGGTATGAGTAGAACACTTGTATCACCAGTTAATAGTTTCCTCCGTGATTACAGCACCACAGAAGCAGACCAGACTGACCGCGACCAGATTGAGGGCGGACAATCCTACATTTTCGGTGCTAACTATGATGCTATCTCTAATCAAGGTGTATCATTTAATACGCAGAACTGGGGTATCCAGATGGATTGCGGACTAACAAGTGAGAACCCACACGCAGTCTATCTCTTCGTCCATAGTAAGAATGTCCTTGCTTTTGATGGTAAGGGAGGTGTTCAGGTTATGCACTAAATACACCCGCTCCGCTATGGTTGATTGATAAATCAATCATACCCGTCAGTAATATAAGTTTTTTAAGATAATTTTATTCTCTATGCGATTGTATAAAATGTCTCAATCGTATCAAAGTGGAATGCCTGCACCCCCTTCACAATCAGGGGGTATCCCCGACCTAATGAAGATAGGTTCTATTCCTATCAACACAGCACAAGAAGTAGAAACAAAGATATTAGAACCTGTCGTAAAGACTAACAAACACGCTCGTTTCGTATTTGATAACTCGGGTCTTCTTCATTCTCATAGTAAAGTAGAAATAGGATTAAAGAGACCTCCTGTTGATTGTATGTTTCCCCCCCATATCGGGGCATATTCCCTGATACAGCGTGTAGCATTAAAGGTCGGTAATCAAACATTAAGCGAGTTAGATGATTTCGCCGATTACTACGCGTATCGCTCTATGTTTGTCGCAAATGAAAATCAAAAAGAAAGAGAAGTGATGACTACGGGTCGTATGATGTCTCATCAGTTATGTTATAAAGGTCGCACTACGAGGACTGGTGGTGATGAGAGTGATAATGTAGCAGAGGGCATCGGTCTTGATAATGGTATGGAATATAGTGAAGTAGGTGCTTTGTTAGATGGAACAGCAGACCTACCACTCAAACCAGAGCAAGAATTATTGTTTGAGAACTCCCTAATGACTTCGGGTCCTCTATATCAGTTGTCTTTGAGTGAGTTAGTCCCTTTTCTCCGTCATAATCAATTACCTCTTTACTTGTTTAAAGAGCAGGTCTCATTAGAAATTACATTTACAGATACAGGTTCAGCAAATTACCCATCAGGCAGAGTAGTCGTAAAAGATGGCGTTGCCTCTACGGGTTCATTTGAGATTGATACCGATACACTCCGTCTAATAAGCGACCACATCTTTTACCCACAAGAGTTAATGGTTCAGTATGCGAATGCTAACAAAGTGCTTAACTTCACTTACGCTGACTACCGCCTCTCTAAATATTCCCGCACAAGCGACGACTTTAAGTCTCAACAAATTAGAAATATCGGGGGAGCAGGTAGAATTGTAAGTAAGATTATATGGGGAGTAAGTGCTGATAGTGAGAACAATACATCTCTCCTTAATAAATACTCTGCGATTGCTCCTGCTCGGGATTATGCTACGGGTGGTGCAGATGATGTCGCCCGTAAGAATGGTGAAAGTGTATTTAATATTAAATACAACGATACATTTGAGTATCCTATTGACCTTGACCTACCTGCTCGTATGTTCCATAATATCACGCAGAGTGAAGGTCTTGTTCCATTCATTACTCGTGAAGAGTATGCGAAAGAGGGTGTTTCTCTTACTACCCGAACCTTACTCGGTCATAATCAGGCATCAGGATTAGCGGGTCATTTCTTCTGGTGTGCTAATAAACTCGGTAAGGGTGAGCGTATCAATAGTCGCGGTATTGAGTTGTATTTTAAGTTAGATGAACTATCAGGCACGGGAACCGATGTCTTCGTCCAGAGAGTTTATTTAGAAGTAATGAGGACTGCTACTCTTACAAATGGTTATATGGAATGCTACTACGCGTAAATCTATGTCTTTTAATGTGATATTATTTTATTGTTTATCTGTATAATGAGTAGTGCTCCTTACACAGATACCTACCTAATAGAATGTAATAGGGCAACCTCGGTAGAGGCGAATGGTGGTAATAATAGTCAGTTTCATACATATACAAATAAGCAAGGAACAGGATTACAACTGAATAATGGCGATAAAGTCAGTATTCATAGTGCTATGGTGAATGAGATAGGTAATACCGACGGAACCATAGAGATAAAAGGTGATGTAATTAAAAATGATAAAGGAGAAATCATAAAATATAAACTCACAGAAACAAAGACATATTTATCAGGAGAGTATCCGTTAGATGATGTAGCACTCTGTCCTAACAACTCTCCGTGGGCGGAGATGCAGGGAGAAACACCACAAGCAGTCCCTATAACCAGAGTAAATCTATCAGGTGCGAATACTTTTGATGGTGGTAGTAAAGTTCAGTTAAATCAACCTTACGGATATACAAGAGCAGATGTAAAAAATGTAGAGAATGAGTATAGTTTGAGAGATGATGAAATGAACTTACAGATGTCTTATTATAAGACCACGAATGGTGAGAATTATATACATCTACCTCGTGTCTTTGATATGGCGGATAGTGTAGCGATGGCGGATACGACACACGCTACTCTTAATTACTCGCCTCCTGCTAAAATTAGTGCTCGTATGGGAACTGACGAACACCAGCAACCCTTCGCATATACGGGAACTAATGATAGCACTACCTCTTACGCAAATTATAAGATATCAGACGGATTTGTAGGGGAAAGTGATAGTATATACAGAGGTGCGACGCGTATTCCTCGTAAAGAGAGCAGAGTGCCTTGTGAGTGGAAATACTATACTATCGGTAATGACTAT